ACAATTGATCAAGGTACTACCTTTGAGAAAACGATAGGTGCAGAAAGTTCAGCTTCTGTAGCTGTAACGATCTCTTCTGGTACAGTTGCGGGCGGAATGGTCAAGAATTTTTCTTATGCACCTATCCTCAGATTAGAAGATTCTATTGGTGGAGAGATATTGTTAAACAGTACAGATGGTACTGGGGGCAATATGTAGGAAAAATAACAATCGAACCCCAATCATTTACAACTTCTCTTACTGGTGCAAATTGTACTTTTTCGTTGACTGCAACTCAAACAGCAGAACTTGTAGAGGGAAAATACTACTATAGTCTTACATATACACAGAGTGGTGGTGTAATTAAAGAACGACTTGCAGAAGGACTCATTACAGTCGAAGCATCTGCCTAAATCAACAATGGATAAATGAAACTATGTCATCAACACAACCAGCATCAACTACAGAATTAAAAGAATATTGTCTGAGAAAACTCGGCAAACCAGTAATTGATATCAATCTTGCAGATGAACAAATGAATGATATGATTGATGAATCAATCCAAATGTTTCAAGAATATCATTTTGATGGAACCGAAATACATTATTTACCAGAACAAGTGACTGCAAGTACATTGACTTTTGCAAGCGCCTCTACTGGAACATTTACTGCCGATGAAACAATTACTGGTGGAACATCAAATGCAACTGCAATAATACATGAAGTAACAAGTTCTACCGTTCTGACATTCAAAGAACACAAAGATGGAAATGGACTTAGGGCTGCAAATACTTCTGGTGCTACATTCGTTGCAGGAGAAACGGTAACAGGTTCAAGTTCTGGTGCAACTGGTGTACCTCATGCAACACAAGCAACGGCAGTTTCGTTTGGAAATGTAGATACACGATATTTAACAATTGATGATACGATTATTGGAATAAGAGATGTTTTACCAATTAGTCGGGCCCTTTCTTCAAACGACATGTTTTCGGTTGAATATCAGTTTAATCTAAATGAACTTCCAAGTGTTCTTCAGGGTGCCGGAGGACTAGCCTATTTTGCATCCACTAAACAGAATCTTTCTCTTTTGAATCAAATGTTTTCAAGTGGAACATCACGACAAATGAGGTTCAATCGGATGACAGATAAACTTCATCTGGATATGGATTGGGATAATGCGGTAGATATTGGTGATTGGATTATAGTCCAATGTTACAAAAAAATTGATGGTGCAACTTATACAGAAATATACAATGATATCTTTCTGAAAAAATATACAATTGCATTATTCAAGAAACAATGGGGTCAGAATTTAATCAAGTTTGAAGGATTGCAATTGCCAGGAGGGGCGACATTGAATGGAAGACAAATATATGATGATGGAAATACAGAACTAGAACGACTTGACGAGGAATTGCAACTGAAATATCAGTCGCCCGACAACTTTTATGTAGGATAATCGAATGGCTACAAATTCATACTTTCGTACATTTGATGCGGAAAATGACCAAGAACTTTTACATTCGATTGTCACCGAATCAATTAAAGTAACTGGTTATGATGTAAATTATATTCCTAGAACTCTTGTCAACACAGATACGATTCTTGGCGAGGATTCTATTTCCGAATATAAAGATGCATATTCGGTGGAAATGTTCATTAAGTCTGTTGATGGATTTGAAGGTGAAGGAGATCTCGTTTCTAAATTTGGTCTGGAAGTACGTGATCAAATCATATTTTCCCTGTCAAGACGAGCGTGGGAAGGACTAGATATAGGGACTCGACCAAAAGAGGGTGATCTTATCTATTTTGGTTTGACCAGCAAACTCTTCCAAATCATGTTTGTTGAACACGAACTACCCTTTTATCAAGCAGGCGCACTTCCAACATTTGATCTGACTTGTGAACTCTTTACTTATTCTGATGAAGCCCTTGATACTGGAATAGACACAGTTGATGATATTGAACGAGAACAATCTTTTGTTCGTACATTTGAACTGTCTGGTAGTTCAGGAACGTTCACTGTGGGAGAAACAGTTACAGGTGGAACTTCTGCCGTTACTGGTGAAGTTGCACGATGGGATTCCGCAACAAGTTACTTGTATCTCATCAATATGACTGGCACATTTACGTTGACAGAAATCATCACTGGTGCAACAAGTCTAGCTACTGGAACCTATGCAACTAAGATTACAACTGATGAAACCACTGAAACATTACAGACAATTGATGATTCAACATCTGATAAAGTAAGTAGTACTAAACAGTTTGAGATTGATGCGGATTCCGTCTTTGACTTTTCTGAAACGAATCCATTTGGAGATAATCCGTAATGTTTGGAACATATTTTTATCACCAGACCTCAAGAAAGATGGTGGTTGCGTTTGGTTCGTTATTTAACAATATTGAAGTTCGTAGAACTGATAGTAGTGATGCAGTAACCGAAGTTATCAAAATTCCTCTTTCGTATGGCCCCAAAGACAAAATGTTGATTAGGATTAGTCAAGATCCAAATTTGAATCCAAAAGTGGCACTTACTGTTCCACGAATGGGATTTGAGTTGACTGCAATGTCTTATGATGGTGCGAGAAAACTCAATACAATGGGTCGAAATGTGAAAACAGGAACAACTGGGCTCAAGAAACAATTTAATCCAGTACCGTATAATTGGGATTTTTCTCTTTATGTGTTTGTGAAAAATGCAGAAGATGGAACACAAATTTTAGAACAGATTCTTCCATTTTTCACACCAGATTTCACGGTAACAATGACTTTGGTTTCTGGTATGACTATCAAAATGGATGTTCCTTTGGTATTGAATTCTGTTACAAGTGAAGATAGTTATGAAGGAGATTTTGCAACTAGGCGATCTATAATTTGGACACTTTCTTTTTTGATGAAAGGGTTTTTATATCCATCTGTTACAGATAATGCAAAAATTATTACTTCTTCGGTTGTAGACACACATATTATGTCTGCCGCTACTGCTGCAGATCCAATATATATTGTTGCAGAAGATAGTACTCCTTACGCAAGAAATTATATGATCTTAAATAAACACGAAATAGATGATGCAACACGAATACGAATTTTGTCGGAAGCATCAGAAGACGCCTCTTCTGCTGGACAAACAGTTAGTAGAACAACTGTTGAACCAACAGCTACTGGTGCTCTAACAGATGAAGATTTTGGATTTAGTGAAACCTTTGAATTTTTTCCACAAGGAAAAACATACGATCCAGTAGCAGAAACAGATAGTTAATGAAAAATGTTGAAAAAGTAGTCGAGAACAGGATTGAGAAACATCTTGATCTCGTTGAACATAATAAAACGTATTATACAGAAGCTGAAATCCTTCCTGCTGTTGCTACTACTACAAGTGAGGAAGAAAAAGATACAGATTTTCGGTATGCTCGTGAAAACATGTATCATATTATAGAACGTGGTAGAGATGCCATGGATGAACTTTTGGAGATTGCGAAAGCAGAAGAATCACCAAGAGCATTTGAAGTGTTTGGTCAACTTCTAAAGAACATGACTGATACACAAGAAAAATTGATGGAACTTCATCGCAAAAAACAAATCATAGAAAATGATGGAGAACGACAGGAGGTCACAAAAGCACAAAACGTGACTAATGCATTATTCGTTGGTAGTACTGCCGACTTATTAAAATTGGTCAAAAGAGAGACAAAACAAAATGCTTGATTTATTTAACACTTCCGAAATGATGATGCTTGGATTGGTATTATTTTCTTCATTTTGGATATTTTTATTCAATTATAGAAATGATAATAAGGATAAGTATAGTGGCCATGGATGGTTGATTTTACTTGATTTAGTTATCAATATGGGAATGTCAGCAACAGGATATTTGTTGATTTCGATTGTATTTACAAATGTTCCACAACTTGCGGCCTATGAAAGTTACCGTTATCCTATCGGTTATCTTTTTGGATTGACATCTAACGTGAGCATACCAATTGTTCTCAAATGGTTTCAACAACAAATAACCAAAAAACTTAATGAAGCAGGAAAGAAGTGAGGTAGATTATGGCACAACAAATAAAAGATGATCATCGTGAAATGACAGAAGAACATGGAGATCGGATAGAACAACTTGAACTTGAAACCAAAGGAATAGTTGTTGCAAGTAAAGTATGGATTTATGTTATTATAGGACTTCTTGTGTACAT